ATTCAAATGAAAAATGTTGAAGAGGCTATCGCCGAAAATGCAAAAGGAATACTTGCTTCTACAATGAAGGAAGAAATCAATCAATTAGTAAAAGAATCTCTTTCAGAACAAGATGATGAAACCGAGGTTGATGCAGAGGTAGACATGGACATGGATGACGAAGAGTTAGACATGGATGTGGATGCTGATAATGAAGAAGACATGGACATGGAAATAGATATGGACATGGATTCTGATGAAACTCCAATAGATTTAACTGACGCTTCCGATGAGGAAATTCTGAAAGTGTTTAAGGCAATGGGAGAAGAAGATGGTATCATCGTAAAAAAAGACGGTGAAGATATTCATCTTTCTGATACTAACGCAGACACTGAATACCTTGTTAAGCTTGGTGAGTCTGAAGAAGACAAAAATTTAGAAGAAATGCAAATGGACGAAATGGACGACGTTGATACACAGAGTGTAATCGACGCAATTTTTTCAAATGATGGTAACATCGAAGACGACCAAGAAATGGAAGACGACGAAGAAGTTATGTACGAAATCGAATTCGAAGATGATGACGATGATGAAGACATGATGGACGAATCTGACGACATGCTAGATGAAGAAGATGACGAAGACCAAATGGACGAGTCTGACGACATGCTAGATGAAGAAGATGATGAAGACATGATGGACGAGTCTGACGACATGTTAGATGAAGAAGATGACGAAGACATGATGGATGAAGATGATGATATGTTGGATGAAGCATACAACCACAAAAAGGCAAAAAAATCCGAAACGAAAGAGGGTAAAATGTCTGTAAAACCTAAAGGTGTTGGAATTGGTAGCGGTCCTAAATTCAAATATAAGGACAAAGCAGCTGGTGGATTCAAAGAGGACAAAAAAGAAGGTCCTAAAATGATGGGAACTGGCAAACCTAAATTCGAATACAAGAAGGGTGAAAATATGGCTGGAAAATCCAAAGTTGTAAAGAAGGCAGAAACTAAAGAAGCTGCAAGAACTTATGGAAATGGTTCAAAAGAAGGTAGAGGTTTGAGAAAAGGCATCAGCAATAACAGAAAATATGTTTATAGCAACAGTGGTGTTAAAGTAGAATCTTTAGAAGCTGAAATCGCAATGTTGAGAGAGAAAAATGAAGAGTACAGAAAAGCACTTAATGTATTCAGAGAAAAACTGAACGAAGTTGCAATCTTCAATTCAAACTTAGCATATGCTACAAGATTGTTCACAGAACATTCAACTACTAAGAAAGAGAAAATTAACATCTTGAGAAGATTTGACGATGTTGAATCTTTAAAAGAATCAAAATCTCTTTATAAATCAATGAAAGATGAGTTATCAAAAACTGAAACAAAATCTATCAATGAGTCGGTTGAAAAGAAAATCAACAATACTGTATCATCAGGTTCAGCAGTAAACTTAATTGAATCTAAAACATACGAAAATCCTCAATTCTTAAGAATGAAAGACTTAATGTCTAAGTTGGGGTAAAAAAAATAAAAATAAATAAAAACTAAAAAATACTCAAAATGGGAGCATTATTAGAATCAGGTCTTGTTGGTAACATCGGTCTTAAGCACCTTAAGGTTATCAAAGAAGACACAATCACAAAATGGGACAAATTAGGATTCTTAGAGGGTCTTAAAGGTCACATGAGAGAAAACGTAGCTCAACTTTATGAAAACCAAGCTTCTTATTTAATCAACGAAGCTTCATCTACATCTGATACAGGTGCATTTGAAACTGTTGTATTTCCAATCGTAAGAAGAGTGTTCTCTAAGTTGTTAGCTAACGACATCGTTTCAGTACAAGCAATGAACTTACCAATCGGTAAATTGTTCTACTTCGTACCAAACATTCAGAGCTATGACCCAGCTGCACCAGCAGGTCTTAATCAACACTATTCACCATATGGTGCACCAGATGGTCCAACGTCTCCAAACGCAGGATACAACTATAACAACGGTAGAGACCTTTATGATAGATTTTATGAAGGTAACGAACCAGCGTTAGACCCACCAGGTTTATTCGATTATTCAAAGGGTTCTTTCACATCTGTAACTTCTGCAATAACTTCAGTTGTAACAGCTCAGTGGAACAACACAACTTTGAATCTTGAACCAGCAGCTTACGCTACTGATAACTACAGAAAAGTACTTGTTATCATGAGTGGTTTCGCTTCTGACGGAGCAGGTAAATTAATCGGTCCTGATGGTAACCCAATCGACACAGAATCATTCTTGTCTGATTTGACTATCTACGGTGTATCTGCAAACCCAACAACAGCGGGTGGTGGTCCTTACCTTTTCAGAGTTGTAACTCAAAGATATGGTAAAGGTATCGTTCAATACGGTAATAACAACGCACAATTGGATTTCCCAGGTTCGTTAACTGATGGCGGTCAATACGACAACATCTGTGACGTTGCTGGTAACATCTATCTTGAAATTGACCTTCAAGTTCCTGTATGTATCACATGCGGTGGTTCTATGGACGGTTACACAGGTTCTACATTCTCATCTACAACTGCTGATAACGCAGCGTTCTCAGCAACTTATAGATTATATAAGAACTTGGAATTCGAAGATAAGATTGGTGAGGTTTCATTTGACCTTATGTCTGTAACAGTTTCTGTAACAGAAAGAAAATTAAGAGCTCAATG